ACTGCTATATTAGCAGCATCGTTAATGTTAGAAAGCTTATGAATACTGTTTTTACAGAAGACAATTAAATCTCCTCGAAAGCTTGCTAGTCCTACAACACCATCAGAAATTACTACGCTCCCTGATCCTGCGCCAGTAAAGCTATCAATGTCATTAGTACTACTATAATAAATAGTATTTTTAGATGTTGCATCGCCTGCTACTACAAGGTGCTTATCGTGTATTACTGCGAATGCTGGGCCTATAGTTCCACTGACTGTAATTTCTTTAGCAAAGAAAGTCCTAGAAGTTAAGCCGCCTGTACCTGTCATTTGAAATAAGAAGGGTTCGTTGACTCCATCACAGATTATAATCTCTCCGTAATCTGAAGTACCTTCGTAAATAGCAAAAGTACAACGTCCTTGACTAGTTCTAGCAGCCGCTGAACGACCCGTAAAGGTTGTATAGTCGTCACCGCCAGCATCAACAGCAGCCTTATTTAACTGAAGCCAAGCATCTTCACCGTTGATACTAAAAAATATATCTGTGCCTGAACAAACAATAACGCCATCAGCGTATACAGCCATGCCTAAGACTGCTTCACCACTATTTGGTTTTGTATCTCCGAAAGGTGTAAAGCCATCAATGCGTCTATAACCACCATCAGGATCTACTTCAAAGTTACGTAGTCTTGTAGCAAGACCCGGATTCTGAAGCATCTCAAGCTGGTTTAGATTGACGTTTAAACCACCTTTACAGGCATATCCCCACGGTTGTGACATTAAATAAATCTCACTCTATCGTCTTTAAAGTAATCAGGAGTAGGTGACATTAGCCTAAGTTTCATAAGCTTTATACCATGCTTGTAATCATCTAGAGCAAAAGAAGCTGCTTGAGGATTCTCTTTAAATTGGTGGATGTAATATCGAGCACGTGCAAGAAGTACTGTTTTAAAAACATCAGGGAATACGATGTTATCAGAGTACTCTACAAGCTCTGTAGGGGCTTCAAAAGCAAAGAACCATATCTTATAAGCTTTATCAGGAATAGGGCTTAGACCAAAGCTACGACCATCCATGCTTCGGATAATACGAGTAGGTACACCATAATTAGCGGTGTCGGCTTCGTCTAAGTTTTGTTGCAGTCTAAAATAATCTTTCCATTCTTCGATGGTTGTAAAGCGTAAGTTATTTGCTACATAAGGAGCTACTTCTCCATCAACACCTACAGTGGTTAGAAGGAAGTTTTCCCAATCAACATCACCGTAGTCTGTAGTAATGTCAGCACTGCCTGCTTTTATAAGATACCAACGTGTGCCTACAACAGCGTCTACAACGACATTGCCGTACATAGGATTAGTAGTACCGCTGATAGCTGTAGAAAGAAAAGGCCACTTAGGTTCCTCTAAAACAATATCTAAATAAGCTTTATTAACAGAATCTTTTATATGCTGCTGAATACCTTTAGCATTTGTAAAAGAAGAAGCTGTTAAAGGCACTTCATTGAGTTCCCTTATCAGCTCATTCGTTAATGAAAGATAATTAGTAGCCATAACTTTTCATCCGTTGATCACTAGCATATTTATAACATTGTTTTTCTTGAGAGTTATCGAAACGATTCTCAAGTTCTTTAATAGAAGAATAGGTCTTAGTACCATCTGGCACTTTCTTCTCCTGTTCCTGCTCTGCTACCATTTCAAACATCATCATCATCATATCAATCTTGCTCCATTGAAAAAGTTTTACTCTTAGCACGGGCTGATTCAATCTCACTATCAGGCTCAGGAGACTTATTGAAAATCTTATCAAAGTTTTCCTTGTACTTAGCCATGTCCATGTTCTTACGGAAAGTACTACCTTTACCTGCAAAAGTCTTTCTAAAATATACTGGGTTATTATCTGAACCTATTTGAGGCATTGTAATTTCCTTTTAAAAAGAAAGGGGGCTTTTACACCCCCAAACTCATTTAGTCAATGGTAAAGAAAGCGGATACCAGAGCTTCTGGTCGCAGTACTTTAGCACCATAAACATGCAAGCCACGAACGATGTCGCCAAAGCTGCTTGGGTCACGAATGACTTCAGTGCTGGTAATCGTTTGAGCAGTTGCAGTAGATGACATGTGACCAGCCAAACACTTACCAGTTGCAGTAGCAGTAGCAGCAATGTTATTAGACTTGTACATGTTGAAGCCACGCAGCTTACCTGAGGATACCAAACCATTACGGATGGAACCTTGACCAGCATTATAATCCACTGAAAGCAGTTTAGAGCTTGACTGTGAAAGAGCTTCGTAGAAATCAGGTGATCCTACAAACCATCGACCTTCTTCAGGAATGCTCTGCTCATCAAGAAGACGAGCCATACGAGCCATAACATCAAGAGGATCTGAGCCTGTACCATCTGAACCTGTAAGGTCGATAGAAGCTGTTGTTTGACCTACGCCACCAGCAGTAGTCGCAGCAGCATCAGCACCAAGGATATGGTCTGGGCTTGAAGAGGATACGCCAGCAAACATAGTTGCCAACACACCAGCATCAAAAGCATCACGCAGGGCGTAAGCAGCAGACGAGGTAGCAACATCACGGAAGTTAACGTGAGACATATTTGTTTCAATATCATCAACGATGAACTTGAAAGCGTTTGCAATATCAACGATCAAGGTTACTTCTTGGTCTGTCAAAGCAGTCTTAGTCACATCAGCGCCACGCTCATACTGATAAACAGTAATTGTAGGCTCTTTAATGATCCGCACACTATCACCAAAAGCAGCAATCTCGCCTGCATAGTCAGTGTTAGTAATAGCTTCTACTACAGAAGCCTTACGGAAGAAGTTAAGTACTTGCTTAGAATATACTTTGGGCAGGAAAAAGGAATTAGTTTGTCCTGATACTGAGTTACCAAAGTTACCGTTTGTGTCTGTGCTTTGTTCAAAAAATTGATCTGATTGGTTATAAGCCATATTGTATTACTCCAATAAAAGATAAAGTTATTTCACTACTCTGCCTTCTATCATAGCTTGACGAATTGCATCTTCATGCTTATCAAACTGATCCAGAGACATCTTAGCGATTTCTGTTTCAGTCCAAATCTTTTGCTGGCCGGGATCTACTCTTGTTGTTTTTGTAGATACCATATCAGCGGCTGAACTCTTAGATTTAGACCGCTGTCCTTTCCCAGTTTCTAACTTATAAATATCAATAGCCTTAGAAGCTAAAGAAGCATCATCTGGATTATTATATACCCAGTCCTGAATTTGACTTGGTTGTTGCTTAGCCCACGCATGGAAGTTGTCATCACCCCTAATGTCTTCAAAATCAGGATGACGGCTCTTCAATGAGTTCTCAGCTTCTCTTCGCATAATCTCAGCTTCTCGCTGTTGTATGGAAGATAACTGTTGGCGTAAGCCTTGAACCTGTTCTTCACTACGCATGTGAGCAACAGTTTCTACAGTGTCGTACAAGTCAGGATAACTCTCTCTAAACTTTGCAAGGTCTTCAGTGTTCTTAGGGGTGCGGTATTCTTTTTGAGATTGAACCCGTGACTCAGCTAATAGTTGCTGTTCTCTTTGTTTAAATTCAGAAAGCTTATGATCATAATGTTTCTTTAAATCATCGTATCGTTTTTTATAGTTTGAAGGTGTTTCATCAGATTGTTTCTCAGGGGCCTTTCGGGTAGCCTGTTCACTCTCTGAATCTTCGAGGTATAAACTATCGGCGCTATTTCTATGAGGAGCATCTGGCGTATGCCAATCTTTCTTCATATTGTAGGGGTTGGATTGTTTTTCCTCGATTGCTGGGTTAGACATGTTACTCTCCTTTTACGGGGCTTGGTTTTCAAGGTAGCCAAATCAAAACGTCTTCTGAAGAATTGGGGCTTGCACTACAAGGTAGCCGTATATATTATATTTTCTAGTAAGTCTTTACACTGGGCATTCGATTAGCACCCATCATGGTCTTCTTGATTTCATCATCTTGAAGATCATCAGGTTTGCTTAGAAGCCCACCACTAGCCTTACGTGTCATTAGACCACCGTCATATGCTTTCTCAGCTTCGTCCATCATTGTTTGAAGCTCATCAGCACCGATTTGATCAGTGGCTTTCTTAGTCATAACAAACTCACCGTCAGATAGTCTGGCGGGTATAGAGTCTGATACACCTGTTCCGGGGCCTTCAACTTCTCCAGCCCCAGAGAATTCGGAAGCAGCTAGAAACACCTTGTCTATAATAGCACTGAGCTGTTCATCTCCTTCCAAAACTTTCATAAGATACTCTTGTTCAGTAGTATCTAAAGATTCTGCAATTACAGAACCCATATAATCTTCTTGCATCTCATCATCTGGTTTCTGAGACTCTACAGCCTCTTCCATCTCATCTTCAGGGATATTAGGATATGTATCTTCAGGAACTCCTTCCATCTCTGGAGGAACCATCAATGACCCGCCTTCGGCACGTTTAGTACGTGCACCTTCTTTGGCTACTTGGATCTTTGTCTCGTCACTTACATTCTTTGTTTGCATCTGGAAATTCTTTTTAATAGCTTGTTGCTGTTCTGCACTTTCAGCGGCTTCCATTTCTTCTTTGTAGCCTTCTAAAAGCATTCGATAGCCGTCAACTTCATTGTTCTCTTCCATAACCTGTCCCCTTTTATTTATATTATTCAGAACGCTCAACGCACTCTTTAACTGTTTCTCTAAGCTGTAGTAGCTTAACCAGAGAATTCACTCTCCCCTGACTGCGGTACAGCTCCAGTTCCGATGTTCCCACCGCCAGTACCTGTAGTTCCAAGGTCTTGAGGTTGTTGAGGTGCTCCTTCAGGGCCTCCCATAGCTCCCTGTTGTTCACCAGTGGGGCCAGCTTGCGGGCTAGTTGCTTTTCCAGCATTGTTTTGCATTCCTATAATTTGAGCCATGAGTGCTGCTTCTTCAGGATCATTGATAAGTTCATCAGGATCAAGATCAAGACTGTAAGCTAGTTCACTAATAAGCTTGTTCATTTTAATGAAAGGTGCAATAGCTGGGTTCTGAGCAGTTTGAAGGAACATAGTAAGCCTTTGGCTCCGTACTTCTTTCTGCATAAGGCTATTAGTACCAGTTGCTTTTACTTCTAAATCACCTTTAATGCCTAGCTGAGTCTCTAAGAACTGCATGTTCCATTGGAAATAAGACTCGCCCATAGGCTTAAGAAGGAAATCATCGAGGTTCTTAATAACAGTTTTAATGTTGAGTGAAGCTGCACCTAGAAGCATTGACATTCCTGATGCAGTTCTTGTCATGCTCTGAACGCCTGTTTGACCATGCGAATAGCTAGGAATACCTGTCTGTTCGTCTGCTAATTGACGAAACTTATCAAACATTTGAAGGTTTTCTTGTGTAGTATTGGGGAACTTAATACCATTAATAGCTTGTCCCGGTACACCCGCCTGACGCCTAAAGATCTTGCCGGGGTATATTTCCATAGATTGACCGCCTACAAGGGCAGTTTCATCTACATCAAATACAACTGAACCACTTAAGGCAAGGTTATCAATAGCCATACGTGCATGACCATTCATAATCTTTTGTGAGTCATCCATATTCTCTGCAACACCAATACCGAAGAAGCTGTAGGGGTTACGTTCGTATGGGAAGGAATGGTAAGGCAATCTAAAAGGTGTAAAAGGATTAATGACTGAACGCAACATCTTACCATTGCATATCCAAGCATTAATCTGTACTTCATCTAGGTTATCAATCTCGTCTGGAATATCCATACCTACTTGACGAGCATACTCAGCATCCATAACACCCCAGTACTCTAGAACTTCAAACTGTTCTGAGCCATTAGCTTCTGAACGCTGGTCATCTTTAAGAGCAGTCTCGTAGTCTTTCTCAATATAGTCTGGGCCGATTTCTAAGGCTTCTCTAATAGCGTCTTTATCGAAGTAAGGGAGCTTAGCTAATGAACGAAGCTGTGTTCTATTCATCTTATGACGATGAAAGATGTATTCGCATTCTGCAATATTAGTAGCGTTGGGGTCTGGAAAGAAATCCCAGATGCTTACGAATTCAATACGTGGAACACGAACGACAAGAGGATTATAAGAACGATTTCCATCTGTATCTTCTTCCCATCTATTAAGTGTCTTTGAAAAGTTGAAAGGGCCTTTGATAATGCCTGTCCCAAAGAGAGAAGCTTCAAAGAGAGAGTTTCTAATTTCACTTGAGCCATTAGATTCTTCAATCTGATCATGTATTAACTTCTCCATCCTTCGTGCAGCAGCTTGTGCTGGCTTAATTGTAATGATTCCGGGGCCTGACTTAACACCATCAGTAGTAATACCTTTATCTACTGCTGCTTGTGCTGAGTAAACGGCTTCCTGCTTGCCGTTGTTATAGGTTGAGCCGGGTGTTAAATCCTTTCCGTCACCTTTAAAGCCTACGTCAAAAGGGTTTTCTTTCTTTACTGGTTCTGTTTGCTCAGGTTTAGAAGTTTCAATGCCGGGAAGAGGATTCTGTGCATCTAGATAAGCATATTCAGAGCTACCTTCTGGGATTTTAGTTTCGCTAATACCAATGGGGAACTTATTACCACCAAAGATAACATCGACCAGCTGACCAAAAGCAGCCAGTACCTTAGTCTTAGTGACTTTAACGAATACACGGGATTTCTCAGACTCCCTGAACTTAACATTCTGACCATATAAACCACGATAGTTATGGTATGCAGTGATCCAACGATCTTCGTCGGCCTTACGAGCAGTCTCAGCTAACTCAAAACGATTCTTAAGAAGACCTACAAGATTGTTACGCAGGCTCTCTTCCAAGGTCAGTATAAGACCCTGTTCATCATCTACCTTTTTAAAGTAGAGTTCATTAGCTGTTAGTGTATTTTCTTCCATATTTAATATCCGAAAGTTGTGTCAGATGGTTCGTAGAATCTTTCTCTTTTAATATCACGCATTCTACCAAACACATCATTAATACGAGGTCGAGACATTATTAAGTATCTCAAAGCATCGTAAGCATGGTCAGGAGCATGTGTATCTACATCTTCTGGCCTTGATTTATCCAGAGGAATACTTTGAAGTTCGCGTATCAGGCTAGGACAAGTATTAAATATTTGTAATCGTGGTCTGCCGCTTTGCTGTATCTTCAAGTATTCGTGGATTTGAATCTTCCCTTGTATTCTATTCTTATCAGCCCTTCTAAGCTTGTGACCTTGACGTACTAAGGTTTCACCTACTGTAGGGCCTGTTGTTCCTGTCTGTGACCAAGCGGCTGTATCTAATACGCCTGAGACAGCAAAAGGATCTTCTAGTTCCATTGCTGTTACTAAATGACCCAAGTCTTCGCCTGTCAAGCCTTTTTTATATAATTCTCTATAAACAATCAGTGTACCGTCGCTAGGGTCTAAAGCAGCCCAGATACAGGCTGATTCACTTGCATAACCATAGTCAATCCCTTTTAATCTTTCCCAGTGTATGGGGATTTGAAAGGGAGGTATAATATGATGATCTAAACTAAACTCTGTGAAAGCTGCACCTTCGTTAACATCCCAGTTACCTTCTAAAAGCTGCCTACGCTGTGTAGGTGGCAAAGCTTTAAGCATCCTTTCGTAACGACCATCAGAGGCTAGGTAAGGGTTATCCTCTAAACGAGCAGGTATAAACTTACGACTAAGACCATCATTACCCATAAAGCTTGTATTTGGGATCTCAGCATCAATATAACGCTTCTTAACCCAGTGAGCACCTACACCGCCGGGGTTAGCCGTACAACGCATGTAAGGTATAATCTCTGGATCTGTTGTTCTTAGCCGTGAAGCAAGGTAATTCCATGAGAATTCTGTTGGTAAATGAGTAATCTCATCGAAACCTATCCAAGAGTATGCCTGTCCCTGATAGCGGTAAACGTCTGCATCCCTTTCAAGGAATCCGAACTCTACCTTAGCACCGCTAGGGAAGTTCCAAAGCTTCTCTACTTCACGATATTTACAACCGGGAAAAGCTTTAGGGTATAACTCTCTTGACTTATCTATTAGTTCTCTTAATTCAGGCATTGAACGTCTAATGATCAAGGCTCTGTGAGCAGATCTATGCGCATAGCGAAGTGGATCTACCAACATTGCATAGCTTTTACCGCCTCCAGCCGCTCCACCGTACAGAACGTCTGTTTCACCTGCTGCTAAGAAGTCCTCTTGTGGGCCTTCGTTAGCCTTGAAGATGATGTTCTTTGCTTGGGCCTTTAAAGACGGAGCAAGCTGCTCTACGTCTTCGGCAATCAGTACTTTACCTGTCTTTGACTTAAAGTTATCTGGCTCATCTAGCTTCTTATAGACTTGTTCTTTAGTCTTGAGCTTCTTCTTTGCCTGCTCTAACTTCTTATTAAGAGTGTCAACAGTCTTCTTACGCTCTTTAAGAGATCTTCTTGCTTCCATCTGAGCTTTAACTTCAGAGTGGTAGTTGTATTGTTTCTTGGGGTTAGCTAGACCAGCCTTCTCCATGTAGTTCTTTAGGGTTTGATATGTAATAGCTACATCTTGACCCTGTAATTTACTTTTAATGTAAGTAACACCCTCTCTAAGAGAAGGTATTTCTTCAGAGGCAATCATTTCTATTGTCTCTTCTAAAGCTTCTAGATGCCCCGGTATAGCTTCAAGGAGTCCTAGCTCTTCATTTAACACATAACCAAAAGGAATCTTACCTCTAGCTTTAGGTCTAGTTCTAGGAAACTTCATTGTAATCAGCATCCTCTACTTCTACTGAGCTTTTGGCTGGTAGAATGAATAAAGTACCTTGACTAGCATCTACAGTATGATTTACATCAATTCTATCTGCTTTACCCAATCCTATACGATCTAGGATGGTTTGAGCAGCCTGTATCTTAACATTAGACTGAGGTATTGCTACATCAGAGTTCATTACTTCAATAAGCTTGAATGCAGCTTGGGGTGCAGACTGGGCGAGGACTTCAGAGGCTAACTCTATCATCTCTTGTTTAAGTGTTTTTATGACTTGAGAATAGGTTCCTTCAGAGTAACCTGCCAGTTCTGCTGCTTTTTTTGGATCACCTCCGGTTTTTAAAAGGTTATCGAGAAAGCTTAGCTGCTTCTCTGTGTATTCACGCTCTTTTGGTGAATTAGGTAAGTACTTAGATATATGTTGATTCATGTTCTTAAGTATACTGCTGGATTCTAATGTTGTCAAGCTTTTTATTTTTTATTTATTTCAAGAAAAGGCTTGACAGATCTTCAATCTAACACTATACTGAATTAACAAGTCTTTAATAGATATCTTCTAATATATTTATTAATATTACTTCTAAAGCTTTTAAAGGTGAGCGCAAGTTTACTAGTATGTTATATAGAAGAATCAGGCTTGTACAAACTTGACAAGTTTAAAAAGCTTAGAAATGTATGACCACGTATTACCCCCCACCCAGACCCCTATGGCCTCCTGCGCCCCCCTCTAAAACTGTTAGCATCCCTCACCTCTTTACAATCTTGTTAGTCTTCGCACCTTTAAAAGACTGTTAGCCCCCTTTACAAGCTTGTTAGGCTTTGCACCTTTTAAAGCTTGTTAGGCTTCACACCTTTACAAGCTTGTTAGGTGTCGCCCCCTTGTAATATTGTTTGATAGTTTTAAAAACTTTTCAAAGTGATCGACTATCAATACTTTTAAAGCTTTCAAAGCTTCGCAATATTCTAAAGATTCCCTATACATTACAATATCTTAATATTCAATCCCCCTTTGTAAATCCGTTAGTAAAGCTGTA